GTATAAGTCTTCCCGGTGAGCAGAATCACATCTGCCAAGGTAGCGAAAGAACTCATTTTTTAACTGTCCTTTTCTTTTTTGGTGCAGGTGATGCAGCAGTCTTCTTCGGTTCTTCAACCGGCACCCAGTTGCCACCAATCTCTGACTTCACATCAATCACGGTCCCTGTCTTTGTATTCCGGTATTTCACCGGATGATTAAGCCTTTACACGGGCAAATGCATCAGCGTCAAGGATGCCCCAGCCGATGAATGCCTCTGCTCTCAGAACAACCTCATTGGTTCTCTTAAGGTCGCCCAGTCCATCAGGATCACCATACTCGATGACTTCAAGAGGAATATTCTTTGCATATCCCCAGCGGAATGCATTCTGGAAGTCACCAACGATAACATGGTCGGTCTGAGAACCGGTAGCTGCGCCAGTTACGGAAACAGTGCCGTTCACATCGGATCCCATGCCATAGAATGCATCAGGGTTTCCACCAAATCTAAATTCCGGATACTGAGGAACGCCATTCACTTTGATGGCTGCCATAGCTGCACCAGCTGTCGGGGAAAGAGCTACGCCATTTACAACATTGCCATCAGCGATAACCATCTGAACAGCTGCGTCGATGTTTGCGTCTACATTGGCAGCGACATATGTTACTGTATTGCCGGTTACTAAGCCATCAAAGCTGTTTGTTGCCTTGAAAGAAGCATCTGCAAGGTCAGCCGGGTTGATGCCGTGCATAGCAGCGATGTCAAGACCACGGGCGATCTTCTTAGCAAATCCATCTGCAAATGTCTGCAGGTAGTTCAGTTTAGATTCTGCATTATAAATAAATTCGTTAGATACACGATGCTGATAAACGAACTTAATCGGACGGATTGTCTTAGGTGTTACTGCAGCATCACCAGCAGGTTTGTTTTCGCCTTCACCTACGATGGAAGCCTCTCCACCGGCAGAGAATACGAAGATCGTTTCACCGTTGAACGGAATCGGTTTCTGTGCGGACAGCTTTGCAAGAGCGGAATGTCCGTTTACTTTGCTAAACATTTCAGCGACTAATTCTGGAGGGAAATTTGTTCCCGCAGTTGTTCTTGTACCCATTACAGTACCTCCTGTTATTCATTGATCAATTCTGCAGCCAACTTCTTCCAGGCTGCATCTTTAGAGTTCGTCACAACAGGTTCACTTGACCCAAGCGGTGCGACAGGCTTCTTGGAGCCGATCAGCTTGGCCATTGCTTCCGCATCTGTGCGGATCTCTTCTTCTGTACTTCCTGATAATCGGCTGGCCATCTGATAGGGAAGCCCTATTTCAAGTGCGACTTTCGTTTTTAGCGAGGACGACTCGTAATTCTGCACCTGTGCCTTCAAATCATCCACAATACTCTGATTTCCGTTGATGGTTTCTGTCTGCTTCTGGAGCTGTTCCTGAAGCTGAGAAATCTGGGTAACATAATCAGCGTTCTGTGTTTTGATGGCTTCGTAATCACTGTATTTCTCCGCAGCCTTTTCCTCTGCTCTGCGGATGCGCTCACCAATTACCTTGTCAAGTTGTTCCTGTGTTTCGATAACTTTAAATTCACTCATTTTTACTCCTTGTCCCACTTTCCGGGTGGTATCCGTAATTTATGCACTAAAAAAGCACCCATACGAATGCTATTAGTACTCTATATTTTGTTTTTTCTTTTCCTTAGTCTCTCCACAAATCCATAAGGCCATAATCATGCTGTCCAGGATTGAGATGTCGGCACCGTCAAGAATTGACTGATAACCAAATCCGCCACCGGATCCTATTGCTCTCTTTTCGCAGTTGCTCACGATCTGCGTGACCGCTGACTGTTGCATGTGGATCAGTGTTGCCTGAGCTAGGGCCTGCTCAAATTCTGCATTGGCTTTGATGACCTGAGCAACGGTGGGGATGACCGGTTTTCCAAGCTTTGCTCTTTTCATGGCATCTTCCAGAATGCCTGTCCCGTTTTTGCCATCCACTGCCACTTTTCTGATGTCAGATTTATCCAGGAAATCCAAGATCCATGCAACACCGGCCTTAATTGGTCGGCAGCTGTACACTTCAACAAAGGTCTTCCCGTCGGTTGTCCTGGATGCAATGGACAGAGATACGTTATTTCCATCATGCCCAAACTTAATTCCGGCAAATAACTGCCCGGTCAAAGTCGGCAGGGTTTCCGCCTCAAGTGCCTCCCATTCATTCTTTGAGATGGCACTCTTTTGATTATATTTCAGCCATAATCCAAGACGCTGAATATTAAAGTCAGTGTCATCGTCGCCGATCTCTGACCTTATTGTTCTTTCTTTCAGAACAGTTCCCAGAGACGGGTTAGTCTCATACCAGGCATCTACATCATGCGGATCTGTCATCTCAGACACGGACCATTCTGCCCATCCGGATTCGTAGGAGTCTCCTGAGAGTACCCTTTTCCGGTATTTAGGGAAGACAGTGCCGGCGCTGATGGCTGTGGGAGGTGTCCCCAGCATGATAGTCTGAGGATTAAGGGAGTCAGTTACAACATACTTCAGTGCTGTTTCCTGCTCCGGTGTATACTCCTGTGCCTCATCAATGATAAGCAGGTCATATCCCTCACCAAGTCCACCAGTTGATGTCCTGGTGCGGAACTCTATCACTCCACCACCTTCACAATACAGATGCTCTTTACCGAATGCCCTGAAGGACGATTCTATCTCTATGTCAGACTTCTCACAAAGCCTTTTAAGGCGCTCCCATACTGAATGGGATGTACTTGTCCTGTGCGCCGTATAAAGGATTCTCTCGCCGTGTTTGAGGCCCCACAGACACCTTGCAAGAATCATTTCCGACTTGCCATTACGACGGGGGATGGAATACCCATATTTCTGATGTATCCATAACCCTTCATCACTGGTGGCCATGATGTCATATACTTGACCTTCCTGCCATGGGAGCATATTCTTCTCCGTGGCATTGTATAGCTCAACCGCCTCCGGGCCTTTTGTGGATTGATAAGGTAAAATCACGGATACCGTTGGGGATTGTCTCCCGATTCTGGTATCCATATTTATCCTCCTTGCACGTTAACCAGTTACATACAGGCCCTCAAAGGCCATCACCTCCTGACCCGTGTCCATGTATTGGTGGTCCAGTCTGTCTGGACATCTGTGCCTTTTTTCGTCGTGTATGTAATAGTGCAACCACAGCCCTCATGTCTCTCAAAGACACCACGGGCCATCGCATCAGCATAGGACCATGTTCCAGCACGTGATAAGCACCATTCACATGGGTCTTTTCTGTTATGCACTCCAACATCATCGTATTCCCTTGTCACAATGGCATCTAATCCGGCATTATAATGCACCATGGCATTGTACTTAACCCCATTATCCACCGTGGCAAGGGAGAAGTTGTCTGTCAGGGCTTCAATATTGCCAGCGAAATCCTTAACTTCATATCTGTCATTAGAGATTAGTTCCCGGATATGGGCGGCAAAACCGTTTGCCCTCTCAGTATCAAAATAAATATCTGCCGGCTTTAATCCCACTCCTGCCTCTTCACAAACTTTTCTCTGTGCAGCGTTTATCACTGGAAGAACACGCTCATGGTTTGCCTTCAGAAGGCCGGGGATTAGCTCCAAAGCTTCTGCCTCTGTGAGATCTCTTGCCTCTGTCAGGGCATCCACCAGAACATCAGCCAAGGATTTACCGGTAATGGAAGCAAATTCCTTTGCATCCTTGTATGTGGCAATCCCTTCCGCTGCCTTTTTATAGATGGCCTGTGCTTTCCGGCTCTTGCTTATCTTTGTATTGAATTTTCTGATAGATTTTTCTAACAGATCAGCAATCATATCATACACCTGTCATATCCCGGAGCTTGTCCTCAGTAAAGTATCCCGGAACTGCCTGATTAATCTTGATGGCTCCATCTCCAATGATACTAAGTGCTGAATTATCCGGTTCAAAAATAGGCTCCCATTTGGCAACTGTCTCTGCCACCTGTTTTCTGAGGTATGGATAATTATCTCTGACACAGGAAGCAAGATAGCCAGCATTCAATAAGCCCGTTCCAAAAGTCCTCTGTGCTTTCCTGGCAATCAGTCTCAGGCTTTCATGGCTGGACTTGATTGCTTCAGCACTGGAAGGATTCTGAGAAGGGAATCCGAGGTCGTCCAGAGTCAGCCCCGTTTCCCCAGCAAACAATCCGGCAAACATTCGGAGCTGGTCCATATGTGGAGTCATTGACTGCTGTTGGAACTGTCCAACCGTGGGCCTGTCCCCGTCTTCATCCTTGTCAATCCTGAGCATGGAAGACATTGTTGCCCTCCATTTATCCATCTTGTCAGCATCCTCAGACATACCAAGGATGTACTTCTGTGGGAAGCTGTAAAACTCTGCACTGATTTCTGACCGCTTAACGGTACGGACCGCAGAGCCCACAATCGACATACATGCCCGACTGATCCGGGAGTGGCCGAATGGTCTGACTGCATCCGGGCGGTTGATGACCGGCACTAGAAGGGGATAAGGTGCTTTATTCGGGATCACGCTTACCAGCTTGCCCCCCTGACAGATCTCTGTACTACCAGGGATGAAGTATGCTTCAGTAATCGGATTGTTGTTCTCATCAAACTCCAATACTGCATATCCTTCTTTGAGCATGTTGGTGACCGGGTCAATAATGCCGGTTGCGTGTCCTCCGTCAATAACCCTCATCTGGGGGAATCCACTGTCATCCGCTGCAATATAAATAAAGTCGCAGGAGCTGATCAGAGCGCCCAGGACAGCAGAATCAATCAAAACATCCTTGTTATTCGCATTGAATATGTCATTCATGTTAAAGACATCATTGGCGAACTCACGGAAGACCAGCCTGTCTGCCAGGCTATCCACAGCCTTCCCACACCACCCTAATACTGACATCCACCATCTTAATTCCGGAGGGGTGCTGATTCCGAAATCACGCACAAAGTACTTCATTTCATAATAATCATATCGGGTCTGAACCCGTGTGCTTTTCAATGCCAGTTTATCCTTTAAATACTGTATTCCTTTTAACTCAGCCATATCAAACCTCTTATCGTGTGTTCCTCTTTGCCAGCTTATGCATATCTCCAAATATATCCACGATATGTTTTACACTCGCCACGGGCGCAATTCTGTATTCCTTTTTGTTTTATTCCGGTTTTTCGCTCTGCATCAGCCGTAGACACATATACAGCGATTAACTCCCCATCTTGTGAATATTGAAAAGTCTGTTTTCGCTGAACTACCGGCTCTCGTTTCTCGCTATATGCATTCTTAGGTATAATTTGCTCCACATCTGGTAAAAGAGTATTTGACTTACGAAGATTGCAACCAAAGTGAGCGAGTCGCACATTATTCCATGCATGAAAACCCCCACGAGATACAGGAACAATGTGGTCTATTGATGGATAGTTCATCCCTGTCACATTATGGTTTTTATCATTCCAGTCACAAGGCTTTCCACATAAATAACAAACGCCGGAATCTCTTCGATACAAGGCTTCCAGCGTAATGTCTTTGTCGATTATTTGGTTTTTAGGAATCCGGTGGTCGTTCCGTGCGTATTGAAGCTTTTTTCCACACTTCTTACAACATGTTTTTTGCCTTGGGTTAAATGTCTCAAATGCCGTTCCACAAACGACACACTCCCCATGGATTATCCGTTCTTTTCTTGTCGCTTCTCGTTTCTTTCTAATACGGTCCTTTTGTTCTTGCTTTTTCTGCTCCAGTTCGGCAAGGTATTGTTGATGTGCTTCTTCTGAACCGTATCGTTGTTTTATCCATTGAGCGTGATAATCCCTTTTATATCTCTTTTTCCGAATCTTTTGCTGAATTCGACTGCATGCATCTGAACATGTTTGTTTTTGAGGATACCATGTAGTAAAAGTCTCACCACAGATGGGACATTCCCTTGTGTATTCCTTACTTCCACGGATTTTACGCCACCTATCACGCTCATAATTAGGGTTTATTTTTTTGTGTTGCTTATAATAATCTGGGTGGTCTTCATGCCATCGTTTTGCATATGCTTTTCTTTCTTCTTTCTCGGCTTCATATCTTTGCTTGATACGCGCCTTTTTACAAGCATCTGAACAGAAAAGCGATTTACCGTTTCTTTTTATATAGGGCTTACCACACATTTTACAATATGCCTTTATATCCATTTTACTCCTTTCACTGCACTAAAATATATTCCGGGTGTTTTCTTGCGCA